GGCCAAAACAGTAGCAGATTCATCTTTTAAGAACGCAACCTTTTCAGAACGAATTTGGGTCAATCAAGATCAGCTAAAAAACAGTTTATCCAGTGTTCTATCAAATGCATTGATTCAAGGTAAGAATCCAAGAGAGTTTATCCCTCAGATACGAAAGAAATTCGATGTATCAAGATGCAATGCAGAAAGATTGTTGCGAACAGAAATTGCACGAGTTCAAACGCAAGCACAGGCAGAATCTTACGAAGCTAACGGAATAGATGAGTATGAATATATTGCCTGTAGCTTAAAAGATGTGTGTCCGTTGTGTAAAGAAATGGATGGCAAGGTCTTTAAACTTAAAGATATGGAAATAGGGGAAAACGCTCCACCTTTACATCCGAATTGTCATTGTGCAACGGCACCACATTCAGACCGTAAGGAGTATGAAAAATGGCTAGATGGATTAGCAAACGGAGAACATAGTCTAAGGTTTGATGAGTGGAAAAGTATTGATTTTAATACTCAAATAGAGCAACACAAAAAAGGAAACAAAGTAAATATTACAAGCCAGGCTATAAACAAAATAAAAAATGTTAGACCTACAGGGTATACAGAGGATGAAGCTCATGAGTCGATGCTTGTAAGACAAGAATTATTATCCTATTCAAAGAAGTACAATAATAGCAATGAAGTCTTAGCACTAAGAAAAATAACTAACATCGAGAAGACACCGACAAATTTTGTAAAAGGTACAGAGGATAGTGTAGACTTTTTAGGTGATTCAGATACATTCCATTTATTAGTTAATTCTAGCAATAGATCTTTAGAATTAGTGCATAATCACCCAGGGCTTTCTTATTTTTCGATGAATGATATAAATATTTTTATGATATACCCTTCTATAAAAACAATGATGATTGTTACAAATCAAGGAAAAACTTGGTATATCAACAAACTTGATAACTTTAATTTTGAAGAAGCAAAATCTGTTATGAAAGATGCACTTGAAAAGTACAAGGATAAAGATGTTGCTATTGAAAAGTTCCTAAAAAAAGGCTATAGTTTTGGTATAGAAAGGAACTGATAACTATGAAAAATAAACCAGTTTTAGATGGTAAAATCACAGACGATAAAGTTTTTTTTGAAAATCTTTTGGAAGATTGGGAAAACGCAAAAGTTTTATATGAGAACTGGGACAAAATTTCAGAGGAATTCAGGAAAAATGAAGGCCGTCTTTCAGATGTTGATTTACCGAACAATATCCTTACCGCTTTAACATACTAAATGATGAGCATTAAAAAAATATGATGTAATTATGGTCACTCAAACGAGTGGCCTTTTATTATGCAAGGGAGTGATACTATGTGATAAAAATTAAGATTAAACAGACAGAAAGTGATTGCCTGATTGAAGTACATGGCCATGCTCGTTACGCTCCGATAGGAAAAGATATCGTCTGCAGCGCTATCTCAGTACTATTTTTGACATTGGCCAATTCAATCGACGAAACATCCGATGCACTTTGCAGATATGATAGCCCTGATGAGAATTGCAAGACGTTGTATATCTCAAGTTTGGACCTTGCTGGAGAATTAGCAATTAATTTCTTCAGAATTGGATGCAAAGGCACAGAAGAAGCATATCCTGAATGTGTGGAACTGAGAGATGTGTAATCACAAATATTTGGAGCGTGTCGAAAGACAATATTATGATCAATGGCTAGAGTGCATCGTTGAAGTACGTAATCAACGGTGCATTTTTTGTGGAAAAGCCAAGACTTACAAAGCCTACATATCCACATTACCAAACAAGACCAAGCATTCACGTCGTTAAACTGTATGGGTTATAGGCCAAGCATTTAAGCCTTAAAAAGATATGGGAAATGACAAGCAAAGCCAGAAAAATAGGAGGAAAAATATTTATGAAAAAATTCAATGACAGACTACCTTTTTGCTTACAACTTTTTGCAGATGAAAATTCAAGTGAGAATGAGAGTACAGGAACAGAAAACACTCAATCAACTCAGACTCAATCAACTGAAGGACAAGACAACCAAAAAAAAGACAAATCATCTGAAAAGAAATATTCAGATAAAGATTTGGATGCGATTCTTGATAAAAGGTTTGCACGTTGGAAAGCAGATCAAGAAAAAGAAAAAGCAGAAGCTAAGCGCTTAGCAGATATGAATGCACAAGAACGAGCAGAAGCAGAACGTGATAAAGTTAAAAAAGAGTTGGATGAATTGAAAGCAAAAAATGCGATTGCAGAAATGACAAATGAAGCACGCAAAATGTGCACAGAGCACAATATTAACGTTGGTGATGACCTTTTATCTGTTCTAGTTGATCAAGATGCAGATAAAACAAAGAAAGCGGTTGATGCATTTGTTAAGATGTTTGAATCTGAAGTAGAAAAAGCAGTTAAAGAAAAACTGAAAGGTAACGGTCCTAAACGAGGAGGTTCAAACAAGGGGGTAACTCGTGAATCAATCTTGAATATCACTGATCCAATGGAAAGACAACGCATGATTGCGGAAAATATGGATTTATTCCAGTAATAGAAAAAGGAGAACTAACATATGAAAAAAATTTATAAAGGTATGAACTTGCAAATGTTTGCAGCACCTACAGGATTAACAGGAGCAGATAACATCCAAGTTAGAGCACATGAAATTGATTTTGTTACTAGTTTTGGAAAGAATATCCAAGCTTTATTGGATGTATTAGGAATCATTCGCCCAATTCGTAAAGCAAATGGTTCTGTTTTAAAAACAAAGAAAGTAACAGGAACATTACAGGATGGAAAGGTAGCAGAAGGTGAATCTATTCCATTAAGCGAATACAAAGTTGAAGAAGAAGTATTCGATACAATTCGAATCGAGAAATTCCGCAAAGCCGTATCTATTGAAGCAATTGCAGAAAAAGGATACGAAGCTGCAGTATCTGATACAGATGAACAATTCCGTATTGATTTGCAAGATAACATCACTGATCGCTTATATAAACAGTTGAACTCAGGTAGCTTAGTAGGACATGAAGCAACTTGGCAAATGGCAATTGCGATGGCAATCGGTAATGTTAAACACAAATTCCAGAAGATGAAACGAAATACTACTGGTATTGCCGTATTCGTCAACACATTGGATGCTTACCGCTATTTAGGAGAAGCTAATGTATCTATGCAGACTGCATTCGGTTTAACATACATTAAGAGCTTCTTAGGAGCAGATATTGTATTCTTAACAGACCGAGTTGCAGAAAAAACAGTAGTGGCTACTCCAATGAATAACATCATTGCATATTATGTAGATCCAAGTGATTCTGAATTTGTAAAAGCAGGACTTTCATATACTACAGATAGCACTACTGGCTTCTTAGGATTCCATGTAGAAGGGAACTATGATCGTGCTATTTCTGATATGTTCGCTATCATGGGATTACGTTTAATGTGTGAATACCAGGATGCAATTGCACACTTTGCAGTAGGTGAAGCAGATACCCAAACTTTACGTGATTTAACATTGACTGCTTCTGAAGGTGAAGAATCAGGAACTACAAAAGTAGCAGTTGCAGAACAGTTACAATCTATGAATAACAAATTCAAATATAAGGTAGGAGCTTCTGAAGAAACAGTGGCATATGGTGCAGATGTAAAATCTTGGAAGAACTTCGAAGAAGGAGCAGATATCAAAGCAGCAGCATCTAATCACTGCACAATCGTAGAATGTGACAAAAACTACAAAGCAGTATCAAAAGGTGATGTAGTTGTTGCTTTAAAGGCATAGGTGATTGAATATGTCGACAACAACCGTATTAAATGATGTAAAACTGCTTCTTGGTTTGCAAACTGATGATGAAAAGCTAGATACCATTGTAAGACTTACGGAAAGTCGACTTAAAGCGCTTCTAAGCGTCCAAATCATACCTGACGAACTAGAATATATCATTACTGAAGTGTCCATCAAACGTTTTAATAGAATTGGTTCTGAGGGTGTTCAAACACATTCAGTTGAAGGGGAGTCAATGTCATTTAATGATGATGACTTCTCTTCTTTCTCTTCTGAGATTCAATCCTGGAGAGATGAGCAAGCCAATCAAAATAAAGGAAAGGTTCGGTTCTTATGAGGTACGATAAACCTATTTACTTCCAAAGATTTGTGCAAGGTTCTTATAACGAGAACACAGGCAACTATGAAGATGGTTCACCTGTAGAAGAAATGGTAATGGCTTCCGTAATGGATACAAAAACACAAACTATGATGCAGATATACGGACAAATCAGACAAGGTAGCCTTACTTGTCATATACAGAACATCTATCAAAAGCCTTTTGATCATATTCGAATCGGTACAAAAAAATACAAAGTTGATTATTCAAGAAGACTCCGTACAAAGGAGTCTTTTATTCTGTCTGAGGTGCAATAAATGGCAAAAGTTGAAATAAGAGGATTAGACAAACTGCAGAAGAAGCTAAAAAAGAATTGTTCTTTGGAAGATGTGAAAACAGTAGTCAAACAAAACGGTATTGAATTGCAAAGTAAAACTGTTAGCAATGCGGTATTTAAAGGGGACTATACAATAGGAACAACTAAAAAGAGTATCAGAGGTGAAACACGTGATGGTGGATTCACATATGCAGAAGGGCCAACAACACATTATGCACCTTATGTTGAATTTGGAACACGTTTCATGGATGCACAACCATTTGTTAGACCTGCGTTCAAACAACAAGTACCAATGTTCAAGTCAGATATGAAAAAGCTAGTTAAGTAGGTGATGATATGGATTCGCAACAGGAATTATTTAGTGCATTACTAGTGCAATTAAAAAAAGAGTTAAAGAGTAAAGAAATTAGCGTATATGATACGTTCCTTCCATGTGAAGGGACACCATATCCGTATGTTTATATCGGTAGCAGCCAACTTGTTGATGATTATGGAAATAAAACGATGATTCTAGGCAATATCACGCAAGTTGTGGATGTTTGGCATAACAATCCTAGGAAGCGTGGAGAGTTGTCTGAAATCATGCAAATCATTAAGAAAGTAGCTAGACAGATTAATCACACAAACAACTTTGCTTTTATGATCCAAAATATCAACCAACGGATATTATCGGATTCTAGTACAGGGGCACCATTGATGCATGGTGTTCTTGAGTTGGATTTTAAGATTACAGGAGGAAGAAAATAATGAAATTTGATTTACAAATGTTCGCAGATAAAGTAATTGAAGCGGTAAATGGTAAGCAGCTTATTTATCTTTTCAGAGTTGCAAAAGATTCAAAGAAAGAAAATGCTAGTGCAATCGCTTTCCCAACAGAAAACGAACGAAACGTTACAAAAGATGCAGATACAACTGCTACAAAAGATGGAACTATTCGTACACCATCAGTGGCAGAAATTGAAATCACATCGACATCTATTATGCCAAAAGGTGATGCAATCATTGATAAATTAGAAAAGGCTATGTTGGCAGATGAATTAGTCGAATGTTGGGAAGTAAACCTAGCGGAAGAAGGAACTGAAACAAATGTGGGTAAGTTTAAAGCCAAATACTACCAAGGATATTTAACAGAATGCTCGATTTCATCTGAAGCAGAAGGCTCTGTGGAAGTTGATTTAACGTTTGGAGCAAATGGAAATGGTGCAGATGGATATGCATCAGTAACTAAAGAACAACAGGAAATCGCATCTTACGTTTACAAAGATGTAACTAAAGAAACAGAAAGCGTATAGAAAATAGGGGGCAGAAATTGCCCCTTTTATATTTGTATTTAGAAAGTGAGGACTTTGAATGAGTAAATACATGGAAATTGAAGTAAATGGAGAAATTTATAAACTAGTAGCAGGATTTGGGTTCTTGCACGAGGTAAACAAAAAAGTAACTGTAGATGTACCTAATACAGGCAAGAAAAAAGAAGTAGGCTTGAAATTTATGGTTGCAAGCATCATTGATGGTGATATTGATGCATTAGCAGATTGCATTTTCTACATGAATGTAGGACAAACACCAAGATTAAAGAAAGCGGATGTCGAAAATTATCTAGAAGACGTTGATGATATCGACAAAGTTTTTGAGGATGTAATTAATTTTTTATCTCAAGCGAATGCGTGCAAGAAAGAAGTGAGGCCACTGATGATCACGCAGGAAGCAGAGAAGAAGTAGAAGAAACATTTAATGAATTTTATGAACGTGTTGTAATGACTTGTTTTAGATACCTAGACTTTAAAAGTTTGGACCAGGTAAATAATATTACCCCTTACGAATATCGGCTTTTAATGAAGTCTAAAGAACTTAAAATCGTGGATAAACAGTACGAAATACACTTGCAAGCTTATTTAAATATGTCAGCGCAAGCAAGAAGGCGAGCGGGTAAAAAGATGAAACCTGTTTATACGAAATTCGATAAATTCTTTGATTATCAAAAGCAGTTGGACAGAGTTATGGGTATTAAGAAGAAAAGCAAGTTTGATGGTTTAGCACAGTTCATAAAAGAACAAAAGAAGGAGGGATAACAATGGCAGAAAGTTTTAGCGTTGAGGCTATATTGTCGGCAACCGATAAAAACATGACCTCAACAATGAAAAAAGCTTTAGGAGCGTGTGAATCATTTGGCGATAGAGTTAAATCTATTGTGGCTGGCGTTGGTGTAACAAAGGTTATTGGCGCAACAATGAACGTTCTAAGCTCATCTTTTGATGGTGCTATAAACAGATTCGATACCATGCAATCCTATCCAAAAGTAATGAAGTCTTTGGGGTTCGAAGTTGAGCAATCTCAAAAGAGTGTTGCAAAGTTAAATCAATCAGTTCAAGGCTTACCAACGAGCTTGGCGGATGTCGTTACAACATCTAAATCATTGGCGGCCGTTACAGGTAATATTGACAAGGCAACGGATACTACAATCGCATTGAACCATGCGTTTTTAGCAAGTGGATCTAGTTCTGAAGATGCATCACGTGGATTACAACAGTATTCACAGATGCTTGCTAAAGGTACAGTAGATATGCAGTCATGGAGAACATTGCAGGAAACAATGGCACCTGCATTGACAAAGGTTGCAAAAAAACTGGGTATTGCGAGTGGAAATACAAATGAATTGTATGAAGCATTGCAGAACGGAACTATTTCATTTGACCAGTTAAACGATGCAATGATTGAATGTGATACTGAAACAGGTGGATTTGCAGACACTGCATTAGAAGCTTCTAAAGGTATCAAAACATCCATGACCAACATCAAAAGCGCAGTGCAGAACCTTGAACAAGGATTCATGTCTGCAATGAATAATATGTTGAAATCAAAAGCTATGGGAGGATTGGTTGATAATCTAGAAAAGATTAAATCTAAAATCTACGATTTCAGAAATTCAATCATGGAAACTAAGGACGATGGTTTGACATGGGATTTTAAACCAGGAGTCATGGAGAATGTATCAAAAGCTATGGATTGGCTAGCAGACAGGGCAAACAATGCAAAAGCTATGATCCAACAATTCTATGATGGCTTTATGAAAACAGATGCAGTAAAAAACGCAATCACGATGTTCGATAAAATCAAAGATGCTATCGGTAATGTAATGGATAAGTTACAAGACAGTAAAGTCTTTGAACAGTTAGGACAAGATATTGGAAATATCATTGCAAAAGTAGAAGATGTAACTGGTAAAATTGCGGACTTTGTAGCAAATCTTAAAACAGAAGATGTTAAGAAATTTGCGAGTGCAGTTAAATTGTTAGCCGGAGCATTTGTTGGAGTAAAAGTTGGTAGCAAATTAACTAGCACAATCAAGGGAGTTGTTGGCTCTGCACAGAGTGGCTATTCAAAGTTAAAATCAATCATGGATAAAATCAAAGGCGTTGGAGGTACAGAAGGTGCTCCAACATCTAGCCCATCTTCAAGTGGTGTACCTGATATTGGAAATGCAAGTATACAAACTGCACAAAAAACATCTAAAGCAGCTCAGATTATTAATTCAGCATTTGAAGGAATTTCTAATGTTATTTCTTCTGTGTGTGAAGGAGCGAAAGGAATCATTACCAGTCTAGGAGATGCAATCAGTAATGTATTCGAAGGACTTGGAAATGGAATCAAATCCGCGTTAGAAGGAGTCGGCACTGTTATTGAATCATTTGGTACTGCAATCAGTACAGTAGCGCAAGGAATCGGCCAGGGTTTAGCAACTGCATTTACAGGTTTAGGAACTGCGATTGCAATGGTACCGCCAACTACATGGTTAGCGTTGGCAGCAGCTATTCTTGCCACTGGTGCTGCTATGGCATTAGTCGGTTCACAAGGTGAAGGCTTGCAAATGGTTCTCGAAGGTGTTGCAGATGTTGTCTCTGCTTTTGGCCCAGTTATTAAAGATGTTTTTGAAGGGATTTCAAATGTGATTCAATCATTTGGTGAAACAGTAAGTGGAATCTTAAACTCAGTATCAGGAGTGATTAAATCTGTTGGACAGTCTGCGTTAAATGCAGGTAAAGGTTTCAAACAACTAGCAAATGGAATCAAGATTATTACGAGCCTTAACTTAATTGATATGGGAGCTAGTCTAGGAGCGGTAGCAGTAGGAATTGGAGCTATTGCAACTGCATCAAGTGGAATGGGCGATACTGGCGCTCAAATGATGGCATTAGCAACCGCATTAACAATGATCGTATCAACTCAAGCAGGTATTGAATCATTATCGGCAACAATTCCATCATTATCAGATGCTTTAAGCTCATTAAGTGGAATTTCAGAACCATTAACAGTTGCGAGTGGAGCTATGACTGCATTTGCAGGAGCTATTGCACCAGTTGCAAGTTCTGTAATGGCTACTGCAGCAAGTATTGCGGTATTAGTTACAGTAGCTTCAACAATTAGCAGTGCATTTACAAGTGCATCTAGTGCATCAGTAACGTCTATTAACGCAATTGTTACCGCAATGACAAATGCAGAAGCAAAAGCAACGACATCTGGAACCGCAATGGGAACTAACTTTACTAAGGGCTTATCGAGTGGTCTTAAAACAGGAGTATCAGTTGCAAAAAGTTCTTGTCAATCAATTATATCTGCATTTAATTCATGTCAATCACGAGCAGAATACTGTGGTCGCATGATTGGTCAAGGATTGGCAAATGGATTAAGAGCAAGCGAAGGTTCTGTTAGATCTGCGGCCGCTAGTTTAGCAGCTGCTGCGGATGCAGCTATTCAAGCAAAAGCTAAAATCGGTTCTCCATCTAAAGTTACTAGAAAAGATGGTATGTGGATTGGTAAAGGTTTTGTTCTAGGCCTTGAATCAATGTATTCTGACGTAAAAAGAGCTTCAGAGGACTTATTATATCTCCCAATGTTAGATGCTCCTAAAATGACTTTTGGAGGGATTGTAAGTGATATGAATCCTGATTACGAATATACGAACAATGCTCAATTGACGATTGAAACACCACTTTATATCAATGATCGTGAATTTGCACGTGCAACATATAGAGCGAATCAGAATGAGTTTGATAGACACTCTAAATTCAACGAAAGATTGCGAGGTAACAAGTAATGTATGCATTTGTAGATACAGTGAACAGTGGCATTGTCGGTACTAACCTACCGACAGAAGCCATGTCATACAATGGCGTTTTTTTAGAAAATGAAATTGATGGTTATCGAACACTTTCTGTAACAGGTCGTGAGTTAATGGAATCAGAAGTTACGGATCAAGAAATTGATGGAATGGATGGCTCTTATTACAGATATAAAACTACACCTGCAAGAACGATTACTGTTAAATATCAATTGAGAGCTAGAGGAAGCAGAGAGTTTCGTGATGCTTTCAATAAAATGAATAAATTGTTGAGTAGTGAGCAAGTAAAAGTCATTTTTAACGATGAAAGCGATAAGTATTTCATTGGAACAAAGACTTCAAATACACAGGTTGATGGTGGAAGTAATAACGTGATTGGTGAAATCGAAATTTATTGTACAGACCCACGCAAATATTCGACAACAGAAAAAGAGTTCGTTGCTACTGATGGTGTTCTAAATATTGTTAACGAAGGTACAGTGCCAGTAAGTATTGATTATGATATTACTACTGCATCTGAAACAGGATATATTGGTTTGGTTTCTGAAAATGGAATTATGCAATACGGCAAAATTGAAGAATTAGATGGCGAAACTTACAAACAAAGTGAATGGTTAGCCTCAATTGATGATTTTTACAAATGCAATGATGATATTGGTGGTACGGATGTAATGCATCCAAGTTATGGAACAAATGGAACACTAGCCGAACACACTTGGTTTGATAAAAAGTTTATTGGATTAGGTTCTGCTGGAACTAAAAAGGGAAATGCGAATGGTGGATTAAGAACATTCGTGTTGCCTGCAGATTCTAGTGGAGATAAGAGTGGTGCTCAGTACTTCTATTGTTGGTTTCATTTGTGCTTTTATGCCGGCCTAATGGGACAGACTGGTGAAATGTGTATCAACTTCTTGACTGAAGATGACAAATTGATTTGTGGTTGTAACTGGTATAAGACTGATGCAATTGGTAATACAGGTCATTATGAAATATGGGCAAATGGTAAGGTGTTGAAAAATTGGGAATTTACAACATCACATTTACAAGCTCAGAATCCTTTTTATTACCAATGGGGAAGTTGCGATGTTTTAAAAGAAGGAGCGAACATTAGATTCTTCTTCTGGGCAAGATACTACAACTTCTACATCCCAGAGATTGAAAACATGAAGTGTGCAAAGATTCAAATTGCAGTTAAGCAATGGGATGAACGAGGTGGTAACAAGTTCATGAGTATGATAGGTTTTGATACTATTGATTTTGAAAAAATGAACGTTGAAAAATGGAAAGATATTCCTAATAGATACCCTACTGGAACAAATATCACAATTGATGGTAAATCATCTCATGTTTATGTAAATGGTATGGCTAGGCCAGAAGACGAAGTGATAGGTACTCAATATTTTAAAGCACCTGTTGGTGCAACAGAAGTTAAATGTACGTGTTCAGAATGGACGAAATCTCAACCAATCATAAAAGCTAAAATAAGGGAGGCATGGTTGTAATGGAAAATATAAGAATAGCGGTATTAAGTCCTTATAACAAGGTATTAACTTTTCTAGATAATACTGTGCCTAGTGCTATGCATTACTTTGACGAGATTTTGCATACATACTTGAAAGGTTCGGCATATACATTCGAATTTACTACAATGACTGCACATGATGATGCAGCTTTTTTAGTTGAAGGTAATAAGCTAAGCTTTAAAAGAAAAGACAAAGGCTATCATTTAACAATTATGAATGTAGAAAAGGGTGGTGATACTACAAGTGTTACCGCCTATGGCCTTTGCTTGGAATTAACAAACGAGTATGTAGGCGAATATAAAGCTACTCGGCCAATGGAAATCGTTGAATATATCCACTCATTCGGATTTGAGCAAGCTTTTGTTGTCGGTAAGAATGAAGTGAGAAACAAACATCTTACGCACGAATGGACAGGTACAGATACAGTACTTGCAAGATTGTATTCAATCGCAAATGTATTTGATGCAGAATTAGAGTTTGTTACAGAACTAAATGATGATTACTCGTTGAAGAATGTTGTATTGAATATTTATCGTGCTCATTCAGATAGTGTTCAAGGGATGGGAACAGATAAACGCAGTACGATCTTAAGATACCCAAACAACATTTACGGAATCACTAAAACAAGTGATATTACTGAATTATATACCGCAATTCGTCCAACCGGAACAAATGGATTGCAATTGAACTCAATCAGTGGACGAGTTATTAGAGATTCAAATGGTAATGTTCTTTATAAAGTCAACGGAAACAATATTCTAGCACCTCAAGCAAGAGATAGATTTCCTTCAACGTTGCTCACAAATCATTCAAATGATATGTACGCAGTGCAAATTTGGTCTTATGAAACTGAAAATGTAGAAACATTGTATGGTCAAGCTTTGGCACAATTGAAAAAGAATTGTGTTCCAAAAGTTACATATGATGTGGATGCGTATATTGATGCAGACATTGGTGATACATTCACGATTGAAGACGCAGAGTATAGTCCAACATTGTACTTAGAGGCTCGAATCACTGAACAAGAGATTTGTTTTACTGATTCAGAAAAGTGCAAGACTATTTTTGATAACTTTGAAGAAAAACAATCACAGATTAGTTCGGCTCTGATCAGTGAAATGAACAAGATGATTGAATTGAAGAAGGTTTACGAAGGCTCAATCGCATCTTCAAATGGAGTTCTTTTTAAAACTGATTCAGATTCAACTAAATTGACTGCATTGGTAAAGAACGATGGGGTTGATATCACATCTAAGTATTCAATCACATGGTTCAAGGATGATGTACAAATATCAACAAACCAAACAATCACAGTCAATGCCTCAGACCTATCAGAAAAGGCCGTGTACCGATTTAAAGCTATGAGTGGTGAAATACTCAAGGCGAGTGCAGAAGTCACTGTAATGCGATTACAGGACGGTCAGAATGGAACGAGTGCTTATGTGCATATTGCCTATGCCAACAGTTCCGATGGTCGTGTTGATTTTAGTTTGACAGACTCAAATCGTAAGTTTATTGGTCAGTATTCAGATAGTAGGCAATACGGAAGTGAAGATCCAACTAAATATAGATGGTCAACGATCAAAGGTGAAGATGGTCAGTCATTTGTGAGTGCCGAAGAACAATTCTATTATTCGACTTCTCAAACCGAATTAGTCGGTGGTGAGTGGTTTGTTGGTAATGTGGTTTATCAATCAGATAAGTTTCTATGGAAACGTTGGAAATGTACGTATGCAAATCCAAGTGAAATCAAGTATACAAAAGCTATTTTCGACAACACATGGAATGAAATTGATGCAAAGATTGGTGTGATCTATACACAAGTATCAGAGGCTAACACTCAATCAAAAGAGGCAGTCAATAAAGCAACACAAGCTCAGACGGATGCAAGTAAAGCAAATCAATTAGCTAACACTGCAAATACTCAATCAAGTGAAGCTAAGCAATTAGCACAAGATGCGAATACAAGCACTGGTAAAGCACAAGAACAGATTGATGCGATTAAAGGTGATATCACTGATTCAAAGCAACAGATTCAAGATGCAGTTGATAAGGCAAATGCCAACGCTAGTGAAATTGCTACTGTAAAAGAAACGTATGCTACAAAAGTTGATTTAACTACTGAATCAAAATCTATTCATGCAGATGTTACAACAGAAATTGAAAAGAAAGTTGGTGAGTTGTCGACTACAGTTTCACAAACTTATGCATCCAAGAGTGATTTAACAACGCTTGAAGGAAGCATGAACACGCAATTTAAACAAACTGCAGATACAATATCAACTCATGCTAGTTCTATTGAAAAATTGCAATCAGATACATCTCAAGCACAGTTAGATATTACAGAGGCAACGAAAAAAGCAACGGATGCTCAAACTCAAGCTAGTACTGCATTAAGTAACGCTCAGAGTGCTCAAACTCTAGCAGATGAAGCAAAGAAAAAAGCAGACAGTGCTCAAACTAACTTAGACAATGCTAATAAAGAATTGACAGATGCAAAAGCTAATCTAGAATCAGTGACTGGTCGTGTTGATGCGAGTGAAAAAGAGATAAGTGATGCAAAGACTAGATTAACAAGTGCAGAGGCCGATGTAGTGCAAGCACAGAAAGATGCAACTACTGCTCAAAACAACGCTCAAACTGCAATCAACAATGCTAAGACTGCACAATCAACTGCAGATACTGCTAAAGCTAATGCAGAGCAAGCTCAGAAGGATTTGGCAGATTTAACCAAAAAAGTTACTTTAAATACAACTGCAATTGAACAAAATTCAAAAGATATTACATTGCAAGCAAAGTCGATTACTGAAACTAGTAATAAGATTGATAATCTACAGATTGGTGGAAGGAATTTATTATTAGATACTTACATATTATCCAATAAATATTGGCAAAATTCAAAAACAGCTAGTTCAGAATATGATTCGAATGAACAAGCATATTTTAGAAGGACTTGGTCTTCTGTAAAAAGTGATTGGGATAATTTTATTACGCATTATGTGATTTTAAAGCCAAATACTAAATACACGCTTAGTTTTATCGCAAAGAAACAATCCGATGATGTTAATCCATTACTATGTGTTAGACTAGATAGAAATGAATGCATTGTCGGAATTGCATACAACATAAAAGTCACAAACAATTGGAAAAGCTATTCATATACGTTTGTAACACCGTCAAATGTCGGCAAAGAGCCTTTACGTTGGTATACTCTTCGCAATACTGGCAGTTATGGCGAAAATACATCAATATTAGTATCGAAACCTAAATTAGAAATCGGTAACAAAGCCACAGACTGGACACCAGCTCCAGAAGATTTAGAAAATGATTTACACAATAATTATTATTCTAAAATTCAAACTGATGCTCAGATTAAACTTAGTGCGGATAGTATTACCCAATCGGTAAGTGAAACATACGAGACTAAAACCAGTGTTACTTCAAAAGTTAATACTGCAAAGCAAGAAGCAATCAATTCTTCTTCTAATGATGCTACAAATAAAGTTAATTCGGCTAAAAATGAATTAAATACAAAAATCAATGGAATTCAAATCGGCGGTAGGAATTTGCTGAGAAACACTGCATTTAATACTTTCGATTATTGGACAATTGTAAATGCAAATGCATCTATTGTAGATGGATGGTGTGAATTTACTATTCAAGAAAATTGGAATGGTATGTATCAAAATTTTATTCCTAAAAAAGATGTTGAATATATACTTAGTTATGAAGCTTATTTAGTAGATACGGCTGCAACATCCAATCGATTAGAGTCTGATTTTGGTTCTCCGGATAATTCTCTTAATATAACTAAAACTCCAACGAAATACACAAAGAAAGTACCATATCCAGCGTCATCGAATGGAATAATAAATTTCCAACTTGAATCGTCAGAAGTTGGAAAGAAATGGAGAATCAGAAATATCAAATTAGAAGAAGGTAACAAAGCTACTGATTGGACTCCTGCACCAGAAGATGTAGACAATGCAATAAATACAGAACGTACTGAGCGACAGTCCGCAATTGAGACTAAGGCAAATGAAATTACTGCGAAAGTTAGCGAAACTTACGTATCAAATTCTGCATTTGAGCATTATCAAAAGGATATGTCAACTCAGTTTACTCAAACAAAGAAGGACTTTACGTGGTCAATCAATCAATCGGTAACTGATGCTAAGAATGAGATGAGCGGTCAAATCGACAGTGTAAATGGTCGTGTTGATGGATTAAAGCAAACTACAGACAACGTAAACAATTACATGAGCTTTGACAACGATGGATTAACTCTAGGTAAATCAGACAGTGCATTTAAAACTCAAATCACGAATCAGGAATGGGCGATTCTAAAAGATAGTGAAAAAGTAACTTATATCAATGACAAAACAATGTATATCACAGATGGACAGTTCACAGAGTCATTAAAAGTCGGTAACTTTGGATTCGTACCAAGAGCGAATGGCTCGTTAGATTTTAAAAAGATAAGGTAGGTGATTGAATGGCTCAATTTAGTGGAAATATAGGAATCAGTACAGGACAAACAGATAAGTATTCGTTGTTATTGGATGTTTCAGAGAAATCTTATTCAATCGAAAACAACACTTCGACTGTTGAATGGTGGGTTGGTATCCGTTCGAACACTGCATACCATAATCACTATGGTTTAGCAGAAACTTATACTGTAGTAATAAATGGTTCAACTGTACACAGCGCGGTTCATAAACCTACAGTTGGCAATGGTCAGACTGTATGGGTGGCAAGCGGTACTGCTACCGTTGGTCATAACGCAGATGGTTCTAAAACTGTTGCAGTAAGCGCATCATTTAACAATGCAGACAGAGGTACATATTTACCAACAACAGGCTCATGCAGTGGTAGTTTAAAGTTAACGACAATACCACGTGCAACTACTCCTTCTATTGATAAACCGAGTTTAGATTGTGGTAGTGCAATTAAGATTAGTGGTACAAGTGCATCAAGCAACTTTTCGCATAAAGTTTATGTAACTTGGAATGGAACAAAAACACAAATAGGAACAATAGCTAGTGGTACAACAACCCTTAGCTTTTCTTATACCATTCCGACAGATTGGGAAAAGAATATTTCTGATTCAACAAGTGGTATTGCTACATTTACATTAGAAACAATCAGTGGTTCAACATCAGTTGGCTCTAAAACAGTAAACGCGACAATTAAAGTAAGAAGTGGTGTCGTTCCTAGTATCGGAACTGTATCAATATCTGATACAAATTCAATTTGTGCAGGAATAGGTCAATATGTTCAGAGTCAATCAAAATTAAAATTCTCGATTGCTACAAGTGGTAATCAAGGCTCAACGATCACATCAGTATCGACTAAATTTAATGGCCAAACATATAGCGGTAGCACGTTCACAACTCAAGCGATTCAAAACAGTGGTACGCTATCATACACAATCACAGTTACAGATTCACGTGGTCGTACTGCTACTAAGAGTGGTTCAATAAATGTAGTTGCATACAATCCACCTAGTTTGACTAATGTAAGTGCAAAGCGTGCTAACTCAGGCTATGCAGTAGATGAATCAAGTGGAACATATGCTTTATTACACTTCAAAGTAGGATTTACAAGTTTATCAAACAAGAATGTAACATCATTCTATATTCAGTATCGAGCAAGCGGTGCTAGTTCATGGACTAAGATTAATTCATGGGCTAATAACTACACTTTGGAACAAGATTACAAAGCAGGTAATTTATTTACCTCAACAACGACAACTTATGAAGTTGCATTCGGTGTAAAAGATAAATTCATGAGTGATTATTCATGGCAAATAGTAACAGTAACGCCTACTTACACGTTGATTAATTTTGGCAAAGATGGAAAATCGCTTACTTTCTTCGGTCAAGATGGTAATAATGCTAACCGATTAACTGTTAATGGCGATTTAGCAATTAATTCGGTCAAAGAGAACACATCCTCAACTAAGATATTAGTTAACGGTGGTAACACTGTTATGTATCGTGATTGGGATAAATTAGTTAACTCAATCAAAAGTGCGATGTATCCTGTTGGCTCGGTGTATATCACTTACAACAATGTCAATCCTGGCACATTCCTTGGTGGCACATGGGAACGCTTTGGACAAGGTCGAACGCTAGTCGGTGAAGGCACAGGAAACGATGGTAGTACAAGTATGTCATTTACGCCCAATTCTAGTGATGGAAAATACAAGAATACTCACTATCACGTTACTTCTTTTGGCTGGGATATGAATTCATTCTATGCTGGTAAACCAGATGGAGCAAAGAATAACGACTATAACAGAACATCAGTTATTCCTAACGGATATATAGTAAACGCTAATTCTTCTGCAACTTCACAAAGTCGACTGAATTGGACGGATGATCGTACTATTAGCAACGTACAACCGTACATAGTTGTTTTCTTTTGGAGAAGGACCGCTTAATTTATGCAGTCCTTTTCCAAAAATGTACTGTAATGTAAGGTTGTATGTTGTTATGAAATGCATCATTACCTTTAAGGCCACTACTTGGGCTAAACAATTTTGTTTCAGACGTATATTGTTTCCAACTGTTAGGTAACGCTGTCGTCCATTTTGGAGCATTTGTTTGTGGGTTAGCTGTAGTATTTTGAATGTATACTGCGTGATTATGTCTAGGCATCTCATCTACAGTTAACTTATGTTTATATTCACCGCCAGTGCTATTGGCAGTAAATGACATACATTGACTATTTGTAATAGTCACAAAGCAGCTCAACGCATTTTCGCTTTAATTCCATTTGTGGATGTACATAAATGTTCATTGTGATTGATACGTTAGAGTGACCAAGCAATTCACTAAGTGATTTGTAGTCACATCCGCACTCAATGCATCTAGTGGCGAATGTATGCCTAAGCGCATGAAATTTGAGATGTGGTAGGTCAAGTTCTTTTAAGACTCTATTGTAGTAAAGCCTGTATTTGTTAGGTTCTATTGGTTTATCTCGATTTGTTAATACGTAATTATCTTCTTCTCCTTGAAGAAGTATTGCATAGTGCATTATCCATGTATTTAACGGAATCATTCGAGTACTGGAACGTGATTTAGGTGGTGTTATTGAAAGATGGCTACCATCTTCTTTTGTGTAGGTACGTATCATGGTTTTGTTTATATTTAAAAGCTTAGTCTGAATGTTTATATCAGACCATTTTAAAGCGCACAGTTCACCTATGCGTATTCCTGTATGTATACATAAAAGGATTCCAAAGTTTTTACAATTAATCTCAGATTGGAGGTGATTAATCAATGTTATTTGATTTTCTTTTTCAAAAATCTCTACCGCCTTAGAAGGATGGTATGGTAGTTGAATATCGACTTTGAATGGAAGTGTAAATTTAAGAATTTGGATAATGTCTTTGGCATATTTGAATGATATACCACCTTTTCCATCTTTACGGCCATTTTCAAGTTTTTGAAGAATAAACTCCTGCAGAATATCGTTGTTCAAATCTTCAATCTGATAAATGCCAAGTTTTGGCAAAATGTGATTGTGGATCACATTACAATAATTTGTGTAAGTGCTGTATTTTAGATAGATTTTCTTTTCCTTTAACCAGGATATTAATTTGTCAGAATATAGCATTTTTGTTTTACCTCGCTTTTCATATTAATAGGAGGATTTTATATGACTAAAGTTCATGAAATCAATTTAAATACAAAGTTATGGAATTTCTTTACTGAGCATGACTTTATTATTCTTGATTTGACAGACAAACAAATCAATGAACAAGATTATGTGTTATTTAAACAAGTATCGTTAGACGAAGGAAAAGAAACGGATACAGGTTTATTTAGAATGACACAGATTCGCAGCATCACTACTAATGACGGATTCAAAGAAGGCTATGTGATGTTAAACGTAACTAAATTATAGGAGGAATAAAAGATGATTGATTTTGCAGAATTAAGTAAATATTTTGTTTTGGTGGTAGTAGTGGCTTGTTTGATTGTTGGGTACATTTTGAAAACATCTTTTGAAAGTTTTCCGAACAAGTACATTCCTACAGTATTAGCATTCGTTGGATTAGTGCTAAACCTAGCAGTGAGTGGTTTAACAATCGAAAATGCAGTTTATGGTGCATTGATGGGATTAGCATCTACTGGTATGCACCAAGCTTTCACAAAGTTTGTCGAAGGCGCTACAGAAGAAAAATAAAGTAGGTGGCTTGCATGAATTTTGTGATTACAAGCCAACAGATTGTATGGATTTGTGGCTTCATAGCATCCATTTGGGGTGTTGTGAAGATTATTAAAGAATTGAAAAAGCCGAGTGACGATTTAAAAGCTAAAGTTCAAAGACATGATGAGTTATTACATAAGGATAACGAGCGATTAAATTCACTAGAAAAGATTACACTCAATCAAGAAGGCATCAACCGCAAATTAGAGGAGCATACTCGCATTCTGTCTGACCACGATGAACGGTTAGAAGAGGATAAAAAAAGAGGCGACTTGATGTTAAAGGCGAACATGGCCATCCTCGATGGAATGCTATCGGAAGATGATAAAGAAAGCCTAAAGGCTACACGAAAAGAAATTCAAGACTTTTTAGTCGAAAAAAATTAGGAGGTATTAATAATGAATATTGTAAAAAATTTAGTAAGTCCAAGTTTATATTATTGTAAATGTCCTTATTCAATGAATCCGACACGAATTGTTGTTCATAACACTGCTAATGATGCTTCTGCTAGAAACGAAATTCAGTATATGATTAATAATAAAAATGAGGTTTCATTCCATTATGCTGTCGATGATAAAGAAATCGTCCAAGGTATCCCAGAAAATCGTAACGCTTGGCATTCAGGAGATGGTGGTAATGGAGTAGGTAACAGACAAGGCATCGCTATTGAAATCTGTTACTCAAAGTCAGGTGGTGCAAGATTTGATGCTGCTGAAGTCTTAGCTGCTAAATTCATTGCATCTAAATTGAAGGAAAAAGGATGGGGAATTGCTCAAGTTACTAAGCACCAAGACTATAGCAATAAGTATTGTCCACATAGAACATTGGATAAAGGATGGCAACGATTCTTGAACATGATCCAAGCAGAATTAGGGCAAACTACTTCAAAGTCACCAAGTACATCAACCACTTCAAACTCTTCAAGTGGAGAAAAATATTCAACAGGCACTCCAATTTGCACAAATACATTAAGTGCAAATTGCTATGGTACAGGTAAAGTTTATAAAGGCGATTGGAATGGTACGATTGGTAGAGTGATTAAAGGTGCCAAATATCCGTATCGTGTAGATCGTAATGGGGTAGCGATTGGATGGACAAATGATACAGGAATTGATACAGACCCTCATATTCCTGGAGGAAGTACTCAATCAGTTCAAACTGTTTTAAATGGTATTCCGTCAGATTTCAACAGAGAAAGTGCTACATTCTATCCAAATACAACTTTGAAGATTAGAAAAGCACCAACTGAAAAAGGAATTGACACAGGTTTATACTACAAGCAAGGAATGTCTGTTCGATATGACGGATATGTCAAACGTGAAGGATTCGTATGGATCAGTTGGATTAGTGCATCCACAGGTGAAAGAAGATGGATGAAAGCTGGCGCATTAAATTCAAAAGGATACAATACTAATCCATACGGAAGATTTGTTTAAAATTTAATAAAATAAGTGTCAAAAACTCAAATATTGACACAAAACAGTACAAAATGTACGTAAAATGATTCAAAATATCAAAAAATGACATAAAAGTTGAACTATACTATATTTTTAATGACTAAATCGAACCTACGTGTAAAGCGTAGGTTCTTATTTTGTTGTGAAATTATAATAAAATTGAGATATAAATTATGTCTTGATTATATCTTGAAAAAATTTCATTCCATTAAAATACATTGAATTTTATGAAACACATGCCTATATATAAAGCATAAATAACACTTATAAACGCAATATCTTTCTACGAAAAATTTACGAATTAAACAAAATCCCCTTTAAACAAAGGGGATTTACTACTTTTATATAAAATTATAACTTATTTATGACTTAAAAAATTGAAATTGCGTTTAAAATCTTATCTTCCTCAGTGTTAATCAAGTGTCAATAGGTAACCGTTGTGGTACGAATGAGCTACCACACCTGATACGTAGTTTTGATGCGATAGTCATCTGTTCACGTGAGAGTATTGGTAGTACTCTGAATTGTTTTGGATGTTGGTAGCATCCAGGATTTTTTATCTTGCTTCGTTAAAAAGAAAAAGCTATCCGAAACCGAATAGCTTTCCCATATCTGCGGCACCCACAAATGTGTTACCGAAATAAATACCAGCAGTGCCTGATACTATGTATCATCACTGAAATTCATCTTTATAATAACATGAATTTCTTTAAAATCAAGTGATTCACAAGGCAATGTTGGTTATAGCTTTTACAATTTCAGTGTCAATTCTGTCCATTGTTTCTTTAGATAACTGTATTTTACCAATTGGATCTAATACATTAATCGATTTTTTAATTCTATGTTTACTAATGGTTGTTATGGATAAGACCTTTGCAAATGAATCCTTATTTTTTTCCATTACAATAATCTGTGATATCTTGAAGCATTTGCTTTTCTTAACTTGTGTGAAAGTCTCTATGATACCTTTATCGATTTTATCCATAACACTATCAGGAGCTTTGATTCTTTTGATTGGATCTAGGTGATTATTAATTGTTATTTTGTTTTTTCATCCTATTTATCTCCATTCATTCTTTTATGATCCATTTATGCAAAAGTATCAAAGAAAAGCCACTGAAATAAATCAGTGACTTTCTATATGGCGCAAAGGCCATTGTTCACTAGTATATTACCATCTTGCAAATTTAAAGCCAAAAAATTTACTTTGTAAATAATTCTATTAATTTATTATCAAGTATTGTCATAATTTCATCTGAAACTCTAATTTTCAAAATGAGATCATATTTGTTTATTGGTTTTTGATATATCCACTTTATTTTTTTTCGACGAAGCTGAATTATAAAAATTCTTATCACAACTTCTTAAACCATCTATATGTTCAAATAATGCAGGTTTAATAGTCGCACCAAGCGGATCTAAAATAAAGTCAATCCCTTCACGTCTAGCAAGTTTTGAAGCTGAGACGAAATCGCTATCACCAGAAATTAATATTATTTGGTCAACTTGATGTTTATATGAAAGGGAAGCAATATCTAAACCAATCTTCATATCAACTCCTTTTTGGTCAATATTTAGGATTATATCTGATTCAGATAAATCAGAAAAATTAAGAGTATCGTTACACAACTTTTTAAAAGCTTTTTGGGAAAGATTATAGTTTGCTTGTTGAACAGCAAGTTGTCCTAATCGAATCGCAAATTTACGTTTTTTCTTTAGTTCTTCAAAGAAGGCATTTGTCCATTCATAAGTTGGAGACTTACCTAAATTTACATTTGATTTCGTAAATGGATTATATATTGTTTTATCCACAGGTTCACAGTCGTAATAGAATATTCTATATAGTGAATGATTTACTTTTTCTCCATTGATACGTTCAGTTAAATGTCTTCTACAATATACATCTAATTCATCAGCTCTTTCTTTTGGGGTTAAGTCACCTAGACATGCATAAGCTCTTCTTCTGTAAAAACCACCATCAACAAGAATAGCAGTTTTAATTCCATCGTTATGATTCATTTTTTATATCCTTTCCAAATGAAAAAAGGCCTTAGTCACAACCTAATCCCTTATACTGGGGGTTCCGACTAAGACCGAGTTAACTGATTACTTAACATATCCGTTAAGGTAAACCTATCTTAGCAAAACCATAATTGGGTGTCAATGATTAATTTGTTAAATTAAGAGGCATCATCAACAAGTGTGGGTAAATATTAATCAAATTGTATAAACTTTGACTGTCTTATTTCATAAGGCAGTTCTATTTTTTTATACAAGTCTGAACAGATAATCATAA